TCAATGGAAATCTCCTTTCCTTTTTTCTTTCATCTTTAACACCTCCATATGATAGATAACTATATTAGCTAACTTAGTTATCTTTACTTTAAAAAATATAAGGGTGTTTAATACCCTTTCCCTTATATTTAAAAACCTCTCAATTTCTCCCATCCATCATAAAAAAATTTCGAAATTATTCTTGTGTTTAACTTTACTTCTTCTTCTGTTTGAGAATGCATTATAATTTCACACAATGCATTAATATAAGCATGGTTTAACAAATGCATTGCATCTTTAGGGACTTCTGATTTTATATTCTTTTTCTTTGAAATAATATGAAACGCTTTATGTCTATTTATATCTTCCTTTTCCACAAGAAGCTCTATAAAATTATCATATTTCGTACCATATGATTTATATATTAAGAGATTAAATAAATCTTTTTTGCTAAACATATATAATGCAGATTCAATTGACCCTTCAATGTTAATTTTTGATAAATCTTCTCCACAATTTTTTTCTATGTTTTGAAAAGATTCCTCTTCAAACTTGTTATAAAAACCCAAAAGTTCTTTTGCCAATGGATCAACTAAACTGATAAATAAATCTTCTTTATCATTAAAATGCCTGTAAAAAGCACCCGTTGTAACTCCAGCATCTTTACAAATTTTTCTTAAATTAGCTCGTTCATAGCCATCATTTAAAAAATTAACTTTGCCACTATCCATAATCTTTTTATGTGTTAAATCATAACCAGTAATTTCTGTCATATCCTCACCGCCTCGACTAATTGCTCAATTTATAATTTTGCGGAACAATGATAACTTTGTTATCATTATATACACTTATCTTCTTTATGTCAATATGAATAGTAGAAAATCATACTTAATTATGATATAATCATTAATAATTTTAATACACGCTTAACGCTTGCTACTCTAATTATTCTTTTGTAGCAAGCGCAGTAAGTGTACGTGCACTTACGAAAAATTAATGGATCAGATTTTTATGAGATGTATAGTTCCATTAGGCTCATTTGCTCACTATTTAATTAATTCATTTACTCTCCTCTGAACAGCATAATAGTTGTATCCATCGTTAGTCAATCTTCTTTTTCTTTCTTCTCCATTACCCCACTTACCATTTATAACCTCTCTAGCTAATTGGTCGATTGTCTTTCCAACTGGATAAACTATCTTGCCATTGTCATTGAAAACTTTTAATCTGAATCTATCAGCACATCTTTTAGCATTATCTAAATTCTTAAATGCACCTTTCTGACTTTTAACATCTGACCAAGATTTTCTAACTCTATATAGTCCACCTGTAGATTTGCTAATAGTATTATTTCCTCTTAGTCTTTTATTAACCTCGCTTGCAATATATGGAAACTTGCTGCCAAGGTATGGTCCTGGACAGTTAGTGTTTTTATACCATTCGTGTTTTTGAAGAACACCATCCTTACCTCCAGTGTAGGTGCAAGGATAGATTCCATTTCTCCTACAGATGTCTGTTACTAAATCAATTAGTCTATTTAAAACATTATCAGAAACTAACCACTGAGGTCCTCTCGTAGAGTTCCCTACTTCAATTGTGACTGCTCGGTTATCACACCAGGAAGATGAGGTTGTCCACGCTCTGTTAGATTCATCAACACCTAAAACAATGACTCCATCGGATCCTAAGTTATAGTTAGCTGATGCACGTCTTGACCTTGGCACAAATACTCCAGCAAGATTTCTACCATTTATAACTCCAGCTGCATGGTGTATAGCTATTTTTGTTATCTTCTGATTTCTTCTTCCACTATGGTTAGGTGAAAGAATTGTTGCTTGTACTAATGAACTATTACTCATTTATTTTTCCTCCTTAAATTGTTTTAGTATATCTTTTAATTTTTCTGGTACTGGCAAACCTAAAGCTATAGAATTTTCTAAGATTGAAAGCCCTTCATTTGCTATATAAAAAAAGATAATGGCTGTTCTTATCATGGTTCCATCACCTTTAATTAAATTTACATCACATAGGTTTGCTATGCCTACAACTATAAAAATCATTAACTTTTTTGCTATCCCTTTAAATCCTATAGCTGAAGATAGTTTCCTTTCGACTCCTGCTCTTAAAACTCCTGTTAGATAGTCAGCAATCACAAACGCTAGTAGTGTATAAATAAAAGCATCAACACTTCCAAGGAAAAATCCTAGACATCCTCCTATCGCTGTAAAGCATACTTTTAATATTTCTAAAAACTTATTCATTTTATTCCTCCTCTGTTAAGGTATATGTTATTTTCATTGTTTTGTCAGCTGTTTTTAATATTGGACTAGATAAGTTATTAATCGTTCCAAGATAGGGAGTGTGAAGAAATAAAAGTTTATAAAATCTTTCCTCATAACCTCCAAACCCTATTGCAAATGGACCAATTGTCTGTGCCTCCATCATTAAGTTATCTATTCCACTACCATTAAAATCTTTGACATTATTTACTATCACTTGGTCATTTTTATCAATAACAAACTCATAACCTAGTATATAATCTCCCCATTTGTATAAATAGTTGTATTCACCACTATACCTACTTGTATTGACTTTTTTACCTAATTCAATAATAGATATATCCACAGGATTATTAATATTAATTTTATAGATTTTATCTCTATTAAATATATTAATTGAATATAGGTATCCATTTTTTATACAGCTATATTTATATCTATGGCAATAACTTCTATCTTTTTCATAGTAATTTCCTAAGTCATCAAGTCTTATTCCATTTAATGACCATTCATCTGTCTTCGTGGTATAATCACTTTTATTAATCTTTAATCTTATTAGCTTATCTCTATTAGTCCCAAATCCATACCAATACCCATCCTCTCCGTCATAAAAGCAACATTCATTCCAGGTGCCTATCTTGCTGAAAAACTCTGATACATCAATAGTAATTCTTTCCTCAGCTTTGTAGCCTTTAGTATAAATAGGATCATTTAATCCTATGCTTGTTAATGGCTCTTTTAGCTTTACCAATTCTATCGATTTATTATTTAGTGGCCATATTGATACTATTGTGTTCGAATTAAAATCTATCTCAACACATCCATTATAACAATCTGAAACCTCACGCTTTTTATATAAAGATGTACTATTTAATAATAAAAAATGGTCTTTTCCATGAGTATCTCCATAAAAGTATTTACCACCTCTGTAGTGTGTAAGTGCTATTGATGATATTCTTCCATTAGCTTGAGAGGTTGAAAAGTCCCATACAAATTTATATCCATTTTCAAGTGGAGTTGTTTCTGTTAAATTAGCTGAGCCTCTTCTTGGAGCATCTGTCTGATTCACGTCATTTGATGCATAACCAATTATCTGATTATCAGATGGTGCAAATATCTTTTCTGGATTTTCTTCGAGTTTGTCTTCAAAAAGAAGAACTCCCCCATAGCATTTATTAGCTATAGGAAATATCTCCTTCCAAAATTCTACTTTCTTACCATCATCTATTGGATACATTAACCCCATAGGATTGAGCCTTAATAAATCTGGGACTGCATTCGTTATTAAGTTTTCATCTTCATATATCTCCTTCCTATTTGTCCTCACATCAGTTAGTTCAATGACTGATTTACCTTTGAGCATTTCCTTCCTCCTTATCTTTAAATTCTGTAGTGATTTCTTCCTTGTATTTTCCAAGTATCAATCCTTGATATTTAAATCTTCCTACCTTTTCATTAATTACTAGTGGTCTTGGGAATTGTCTTTCTACTTTGTATTCAGCCTTCAATTTCCTAACCACAAATGAATGACTAAGTTCTATTCTCTTCCAAGATTCATCAATCTTAATTTTTCCATCCCAAGCTTCTGTAGAACCTAAGGATTGACCAGATATAGCTGCAATAGCATGATCTTTACCTATCATAGCTTGTCCTGATTCAAGCCTAATAAGCACTGAGAAGTTGTTCATTGTCTTTTCCTGGAGTTTCGTTATTGGATAAAAAAGATTTAGAATATGGTCACCACTTAAGTAGGTTTCTTTTGGAATGTGATGTTCTATTTTCGTATCATTAAAAACATAGGTAATAACTAGCCTTGTTGGTATTTCTATGTTTTCAATAAAGTCTAATTCCTCTACTTCTTCTTTTTCTTCAAACTTTGGAGGATCATAGGATTTCCCATCATTATTTAAAACCTCTACTTGTTTCTTAACCTTTCTTGATATCTTTCTAGTTTTTTCTTCAGAATCACAGATGATATTTAACAAGATAGATGCATTAAAAATTGCCTCCGTTTCTTTATTGGAGGCAAATTCTATACGAATTATTGGTGTATCTGTTGTAGAAAGACTAAAGGCAGAGTAATTAGAATAGGCATGAACTACTAATTTTTCAGATTCAATTTGATTTAACAGTCCTACTATATTCTTATCATTCTTGCTTTTAGCCTTGGATAGATATGGATTCTTCCCAACTCCTAAAATCCTGTGCTTACCATTTATCTTGTATTCTATGTCAGTAATAAGTCCTTCAATCTTTTCTTCTTCATAAGAAATAGCTATCCTATCTCCAACATCAAGACTTGGGTCTCCTATAGTTACCATATCAAAAGGTGTGTGGTGAATTTTGCAAATTTCAGTAAGAAGTGCCTCACACATCCTTTTTCTTTTCTCTGGAAGTCCTAACTGCATCAATGGATTTATTCCAAGATTCATAGTTAGGCCATCGTCATTTTCTAAAGAGTAGTATTCAGCTATTTTAGTCTTTGCATTTGTTGAGTTGATGGCTGTATATCTTGTCTTAAAATCTGATATTGATGAAGAAAATCTTTCTCTCGTTTTAATTTCAGTTGATATACTTTCTGCATACTTCTTTAAAACCAACTTACCATCACGAGAAACCCCAGCAAAAGCACCAAGAGTCGATGCTATATAGTGAATAAAGTCCCTGTAAGTTTCTATATCATGGTCTTGATAAATTGCCAGAACTTCCTCTCCATTTACAAAAGCTTTTACCTCATCTTCTGTCATACCTAGTTCTACCTTGCACTTCTCACATGATAATGTAAGTAATTCAAAAGCTGTGCCAAAGGTATCTGTTACTGGGAAGTTCTTATCAAACCTAAGCATATAGTCATAGCCTTTTAGTTCTAAAATTTTCTTAGACCTATTTGCCTCAGTAACATCAAAGATTCCCATCGGTATGGTTTCAATCTTTTTATTTTCTAATTCTTGATGGTAAAAAAGTTCTAGCTTAGAATCCTCTAAAGAATATCTGTCAATATCTGAAAAAAGACTGATTCCAAATTCTCCAGCATAAACTGTCCCTATTTCAAGTTCAGAAGATCCAGAGCAAGAACGATGGATATATCCAGATCCTTTTAAAATATCTCTATTTGTAAAGGGAATAGTCGTTTCATCTTTTAAGATGAGATTTCCCGTCCAGTAAAATTTACGAGAATTCTTTTTGATTGCTGTTTTATATTCTTCACTTGTTGGATACATCAATATTCCTCCAATGAAAAAGATACTTCCCACAAACCTTTATAAGAAGTATCTTTTATTAATTTTACTTGAAACTTGTCTATATACATTTGTGTCTCTTTTAGTTCCAATGTTTCTGTATCTAAGTATTTAACTTTAAGATTAGACTTGTTAGCAAGACCACTCAATATCTTCACAAGCTTAGGACTACAAGAAAAACCTACAGAAATACTTGCTACTTTGTTTCTAACAACATCCCTTTGAATAGTTCCTGCCTCAGTCTCTCCTCCAGTATCTGCCTCAATATCTCTAAACTCCAAATCATAAGAATTTGGTAGAGGTAGGTCTACTCCTTCAATAATTAAATATGATTGATATTTCAATTCTATCTTCCTCCACTTCTTAAATTCTTACGCATGGATGCATTAACAATTACTTCATCAAGGAGAGTACCTCCAAGATAAACTGGTATGACTATGTCTCCAGTATTTTCAGATTTTAAATTGATGTTTGCAAGTGCATCGGATATTTGTCTTCCTATATCAATTCCGTTTAAAGCAGGTTCTTTATCAAATCCAGCCGTACCTACAGCTGATATATTAGGACTTAAAACCATATCGCTTGCTACATTCTTCATAGAAGATTGTACTAATTTTCTGCTCTTTTCTATCCCCTTAGATAGACCTTCCATAAAATCAGGCATCCATGATTCGTAGTCGGTAAGTGGACCAACATCTGGAACAGAGAAGTGCAGGTAAGACCTAATAGTTGATGCTACATTCGATACAGTAGATGTCACATTGCTAATTGCACTTCTAATCCCTCTTGCAATTCCATTAATCATATCGGCTCCCCATGTGTAGGCTTGTGATGCTAGATTTCTAATAAAATTCACTGCATTATTAAATCCATTTCTAATAGTGGACTGAATATTTGACATGGTCGATGAAATACTTGATCTCATAGAATTAAAGGCTGATGATACTGCTGACTTTGCACTATTCACTGCAGATGAAATAGTCGACTTTATGGAGTTCCAAGCAGATGAAACAAAGGATTTAATATTATTCATTGTTGATGAGATAAAGGTCTTTATCCCATTCCAGATTGATTCAAGGACTGTCTTAATAGAAGTCAAGATGGTCTCAATAGTCGTTTTTATGTTTGTCCAGGATGTGGATATAAATGTTCCAATGGCAGTAATGACTGTCGTTAAAAACTCTTTTAGTCCATTCCAAATAGTCTCAATTTTTACCTTTATAGAATCAAGAACTGTTGAAATTAAAGTCTTAATACCTTCCCAAGTAGTCCTGATAAACTCACTAACTGCTGTAAATACTTCTGTAGTTGTAGTTGAAATAGCTGTCCATATATTGGTAAAAATAGTTTTAATTCCCGTCCAAAGGCTTGTAAAGAATTCTCCTAAACTTTGCCATAGACTCTTTGCTCCTTTAATAAAGGTATTCCAAGATTCAGTTAGATAAGTTGTTATAGATGTCCAGATAGTATTCCATCCTTCAGAAAGTCCATTCCATAGGTTGGCAAAGAAGTCCTTGATGCCTTTCCAAGTAGTCTTAACACCTTCAATAAATCCAGACCAGAATTCTGATAGAAAACTTGTGATTTCAGTCCAGGTACTTGTCCATGAATCAGATATCCCTTGCCATAGGTTTACGAAGAATTCTTTTATTCCATTCCAAATGGCAACAGTTGATTCCTTAATAGTTTCCCATATGGAGATGACCCCTTCTCTAAACCAGTCGCACTTCTTCCATAAAAGAACAAGACCAGCTATTACTGCACCAATAGCAATAGGAACAATCCCAATGGCAGATACTACTGCAGTGATTGCTGGTATAAGTGTACCTGTAAAGATTCCAACTATCTTAGTTATTCCTCCTACTATTAGAGGTCCTTTGGTCATAATAGTACCTATTGACCAGATAAGTTTTCCTACAATCATAAGTACAGGTCCAAGAGCAGCTATAAAAAGACCGATACCTGCAATAATACCTTTTACTGGTCCTGGAAGTGCATTAAGTCCATTTACCAGTTTTGTTAATATATCTACTGCTTTTCTAACAGCAGGCATTAAAAGTTCTCCAAAAGATATGGCTAATTCTTCTAAGGCAGATTGTAAAATCTTTAATTGACCAGCTAGGTTATCCTGCATAGTAGCAGCCATTTTTTCTGCTGTTCCATCTGCATTATAGATGGCATCACTCAAACTATTGTAGTCTTTCTCACTGGCATTTATGATTGCCAACATTCCAGACATGGCATTTTTACCAAATATCATGGATGCTGCTTGTGCTTTTTGAGTTCCATCTAAATTGGCAAAGGCAACTCTAAAGGTGCTTAGAGTTTCATCAAGTGAAAGGCCCTGTACATCTTCAATAGATAATCCCAACATGGACATTCCATTAATAACTTCTTTAGTTGGTGATGCGAGTCTTGTTAGTCCAGACCTTAAAGCTGTCCCTGCTTGTGAGCCTTTTATTCCTGCGTTAGCCATTAAACCTATAGCTACTGCTGTATCTTCAACTGAATATCCAAGTGTCCCGGCAATAGGTGCAGCATATTTAAAGGTTTCACCCATTAGTGAAACATTAGTATTGGCATTAGATGATGCAGCAGCAAGAACATCAGCAAAGTGAGAAGAGTCTTCAGCTTTTAAACCAAAGGCTGTAAGGGCATCTGTGACAATATCTGAAGTGGTAGCTAGATCCTCACCACTAGCTGCAGCAAGGTTCATGACTCCTTCAATACCACTAATCATATCTTTGCTTTTCCAACCAGCCATGGCCATATAGTTCATAGCCTCTGCCGCTTCACTTGCTGAGAACTTTGTCTTTGCTCCCATTTCACGAGCTTTCTCTCTTAGTGCATCAAAGTCAGAACCTGTTGCACCAGATACTGCTTTTACCTTTGCCATACCAGAATCAAAATCTGATGCAGTCTTTACAGCAGCTGCCCCAAGCCCTGCAACTGCAAGAGATACTGGCATAATATCTTTACCTACATTCTCAATGTTCTGACCAGTATTTTGCCACTTTTCTCCAGTAGCTGCTATATTTTGTAGGGTCTGATTAGTTGTTGCTCCTTGTTTTTCTAGAGACTTTAGGGCTTGTTCTGTTTCAATAATCTCTCGTTTAAGGGCATCATATTGTTCTTGGGAGATCTTACCTTCTGCAAGAGCCTGTTCAGCTTGTTTTTGCGCCTCTTTTAAAGAGGTTAATTTATTCTTTGTTTCTTCTAAGGTCTGTCCTAATAGCTTATGTTTTTGTGAAATAAGTTCAGTATTTCCTGGGTCAAGTTTAAGAAGTTTATTAACATCACGTAATTCTGACTGAGTGTTTTTTATTTCTGTATTTACAGATTTAAGTGCGTCTTGAAGTTTGGTAGTATCTCCACCAATCTCAACAGTTATTCCTTTTATTCTATTTGCCAATATCTCACCTCCTTAAAACTTATCAAAGTCTTCTTGTGTAGCTACTTCTTTGTATTTATAGTCGTCATTATTCTTTTCTGTGAACATATCATTTACAAGTCCAATTGTTAGTAGAGATAAATCAGAAACAGAAAGACCAAGTTCCACTGCCCTCAATAGGAATAAGGGTGTGGTCATTGGTCTTTCTGTTGGTCTTACTTTTTTTTAGGAATTTCTTCCGACTTTATGTTAAGTCCCCATAACTCAATTAACTGAGGTAGGATTTGATAAATTGAAAAAGTTGAGAAATTATCTAACCATTCTTCTGGACTATCTGGCACAGATTTATCTCCATGCTTTGCCATTACATAAGCTATATTTTCAAATAACTCAAGTGAACCAATATCAAGATTAGATTTATCTTTATCGTTTTTCTTCATGGACTTTTCAAGTTCCATCAAATCTTTAAAGATGTCTCGACCAAACTTTAATCTATAGATTCTTGGAATAGCTGCAGATGCACGAAATTTTACATCTTTTCCATCAATTTTTATAGTTTTTGTTAATGCCATTATCTACTACCTCCTGTTGTCCTTGCTGCAGAGGATGTACTTTCTATTGGTAGATAAACTGATTTGTACCAACCATCATAAGTTTCTTTAGTTGTCTCATCACTTGTTCTAGCCTTTACATTTCCATTTGGAAGTGGTCTTGCTTGAATAGATAAGGTTTCTGGTTGAACTTCTCTTGATTCTTCATTGGTTTCCCCTTCAAGGGTAGGTCTTGCAGCTGAGCAGTTATACATGACGTGGCGGATTTTCTTTTGGTCACCATCAAACTCAAATAACAGTGCAAAGTTTGCAGTTTCAGAGTTTGAAGACTCAATTAAAACTTTGTTAGAATCTGATTTTTCCATCAAAACATCAGTCCTAAAGGATTCTGGAATAAGAGCAATTTCTAAATCTCCATCATATCCCATATTGTTTGAAATAGTGTAGTATTCAATTCCATCAGCATAAAAGCTTTCTGGTTCACCATTTGGATCTAATGAAATTGAAACAGCACCAGGCATTGGTACTGGTGTCTTATATTTAATAACGCCCTCTTCGGCTTTATCAAAGAGAGCGTAGTGTACGTTACAAATATTAAATTTAACTTTATTGGCCATTATTATTTACCTCCGTAATTTTTAAATTAAGTGTGAATTCATACAAAACTTCATAGAGTCTTTCTGATTCAATCCAAACTTCAGATTTTTCATAATAGATTTTTTCTCTATCAAGTATCTCTTCTATTTTTTCTTCAAGTTTTAAGTCCTTCTTATCAGTATAAAGTTCTAAGTCTATCTTGGTGTTTTTATAGAAAACTACTCCATCTGCACCAAAGTGTTTATTCTTTGGAAATAGATAGACCAAAAATGGTGGGGCTGGACTTTCTCCTTCAGCAAAGTGCGAGTAGGCAAAGGGAAGTCCAATCTCGTTAATTATTTTAATTAATCTATCCATTCTCTTAACTTCCTCATTATATTTTCTTCCAATTCTCTAATTCCTTTCTCCTCAGCTGGTCCAATGTGTGGCTTAGCAGACACTCTTCCACCTTGTCTTAGAACGTGACCTTTCTCGAGTAGATGCGCCAGTTGATATCTATTTCTTGAGTGAACTACAAGTTCTATTGAGTTTGAAGTTTCTTTCATAGTTTTGACAGACCAAGATTTAGAATATTTCTTTGTTTCTCCCATAGGTGCATTTTCTTGTATGTCTTTTCTTATATTCCTACCAGCCTTTTTAACTTCCTTTTTGACTTCATATGTTGCCATATCAGAATATTCTTCTAAGCCCTTCATTATTTCACTGGCGAGGTTTTCAATTTTTACATTCATCTACTCACCTTCCTACACCTAAATTTTATAAGTCTATTTTTATAGTTCATAAAGTCAATTGAGATGATATTGTAATTTTCAGCTTCAAATAGAATTCTGAAATCTGAAGTATTAATATTCTTTAACCTATTTTGAAATCTTACAGTAAAAGAAATATCTGACCTATCTACTTCCATACCAAGAAAAACTTCTTCTCCCTTACCTTGAAATGATATATATGAATTAGTTGTTAGATAATCAGACCATATTGATCTATGATTACCTATTTCATCTACTTCAACATCTTTATTTTGAAAGGTTATTCTTCTATTAAAATCAGCTATTTTCATTATAGTCTCCAGTATCTTCTGGTAATTCTGGTAGGATATAATATCTTAGATTTGCACTTCTATACCAACTACATAAATTTCCATTTAGAACAAAATACAAAGTCTCACTAGAATAGTCATTAGATGTACTAATATCTGATTTTAATACTGTCTTATAGTTTGGAGATTTAGTAATGACTTTTTCTTTTGTAAAAAGGTTTATGACTTCTAGTATTCTTATATCATCTTTTACATAAGATATAATTAAATCATCAAATCTAGTTTCAACTTCTGTCGTTTTATCATAATCCCATTCATAGGCTATATTTACCTTATTACGAAAATCCACTAATAAAGATATGCCCTCGTAGGTATATCTGAAGCCCGTTCGATATGAACTATAAGATAGAAGATTTCCTTTTGCCCACTTTGACAAATCAATTTCTAATCTCGGATTTTCAAGAATTCCATTTATAATTTGGAAATGATATATTATATTATCTAAAGTATGAATACCTAAACTGTCTTTATTACAATATATTATTTTATCTAATTTATATTCGCCTAGGTTGAAATTAAAAATATCACCATTATCATTCATTGCAGAAACAGTGTTATTATTCTGGATAGCTATCAAATTAAATCCATTATAAAAATCATCATATTTATAAACCCTAAGATATTTTTTATTTATTAAATTATGAGCTTCTATAACTGACTTATCATTTGCCAATGCAACTAAAATATTGTTAATAAACTTCACTTCAATTTTTGTTTTTGATGGAATCTTTGTATCTATAGACCAAAGTTCTTCAAGAATCATGGATATTCCATACAGTGAAATAAATCCATTATTATCCGCACTAACTACCCCAAGGCATCTATTATTCTTATATTCCCATAGATTCAAATACTTGTGCTTATCAGAACTTAATACTTCATTTAAGCTGGTAGATAAGGATAATATTCCTCCTTTTGTTATAAAATAGAAATCACTAGTATCTGGAACAGATAATGCGCCATCTATATTTTCAATAACGATATTAGGTTCTTCATCAGCGTAGTATTCATATTCCGCCGTTAATTCTTCTTTATGAAATTTATATCCAGGCTCCCATCCAGTTTTTATTTCTCCAATTTTGCTTGCTAAGTCTTTAAAACTATCATCCTTATTAGCTTTTCCTTTCTTGTCGACAATAGACTTAGCAATCAAGTTCTTACCATTATCGACATCGTAAAAAAGCTCATCATATTTTTTATTTAGAATTTTACCTTGTCTAGCAGACAGAGCTTTTTCTCTATCTTCACTTTCAAGGTTATCTATAACTTCACAGTCCTTACCATCTTCTCCTTTTGGACCAGGCGGGCCTTCTTTGCCTTGTGAGCCATCATCACCCTTATCTCCCTTCGGTCCTTTTATATCTTCTAGATTCTTTTCAATTGCTTTTTTTATTGCCTCGTCAGCTATATTTTTAGCATTTTCAATGGCTACTATTGCACTTTCTGAATCAGTATATGACTCATAACCCTTTGTTATCCTTATATAAGTTCCTTGGTCTGATGGGAAAATATGACCTTCTATTTTGATTTCTATTTTATATGATCCAATTGCAAGTGACTCATCAATCCTAAAAGAAATCTTATCTTCATTTACCTTTGTATTACATTTCCATTCTAGTTTCTTTTCTTTGCTATAAAGATGAATACTGGCATCCTTCGCATTTAAAAAACTTATAGGGTCACCTTTCGAGTCACATAGCTGAAAACTTAGTTCTGAAGATATATCTCCTTGTTTTATATTAATTCCACCCTTTGTTTGGATTAAATTTAAAGTATTTAAACTATTAGCCATAATACCTCCTTAAAACCCTGGTTTTCTATCACCAAATAATAAAGCCCTTAGAGTTAAGTTTAATTCAGAATAATCTGCCTCTTCTCTATGTTCGTAAAGATAAGCAGTCATATAGAGGACTGCTATCTTTCCATTTGGATTTTTAGAAAGTTCTTCTTCACTATCAACCCTGGCTACATCCATGGAGTGTTTGATTGATGATTGGATGAGAGATTCAATCATCTCATCCTCATCATCAAAATCCACCCTTAAATAGGACTTTGCCTCCTCAAGAGTAATCATAATTTACTCCTTAGGCAGTAGCACCAATTTTTAATAGTTTAACTGCTTCTCTTAAAACTAAGATTCCATCAACTCTTTCCTTACCTAAGAAACCAACCATACCATTTCCAGCAAATAGTTCCTTTAAGTCTTGGAAAGACCTATTTCCCCTATCTCCAATCTTGTAATACGAAAAATCGCCAAAGGCTACAGCAAGTTTTCCTTTTTCAACTTTTGGAGCAAAGGCAGATGTATAAGCAGGATATCCTAAAAGTCTATCTGGTTCCCCATCTTTAAGTGATGGTTGCCAAATATATGCACCATTAACATCTTTAAGTTTTCTAATTTGAGCAACTGTTGCATCATTTAAAATGAAGGCTGCTCTCTTTCTATATGGTCTATCTAGGGAGTAAACTAAGTCAATTAGTTCATCTGCAGTAATTGTTTGAGCCTTTGTTGTTAGGCCAAGTTCTCCACCCTTTTTAGAGTCAAAAATTCCTGTAGGCTTATTTACTCCATCACCATTTAAGAAAGCGTCCTCTTCAGCATTTGCTAGTGCTCTAGTAAATTCTTCAGTGATATATTTTTCTAAATTAAAGGCTGCATCATATAAAAGTTCTTCAGTAACTTTAATACCAACATGGAGTTTATGCGCATCCAGAGATACTTGGTCGAATGTACCATCTCCAAAGGTAAGTTGACCACCTTCTTCAACCCATAGGGCTGCTGGCTTTGTCGCTGCAATGTTAATTTTATGAAGTCCAGAAGTTTGAACTTTTGTAGCTAGTTTTCTTACAATATTTTCATCTTCAAGACCATTTACAATATCTACTTCCATTTCTTCTGGAACTAAATATCCACCACTTTCATCTGTACCAACTTTTAATTCATTGGAAATATCTCTAAAGTTAGTTCTTAATGCCTTCATCATAGACTTTTTATAGACATTTCTTGTTCTCATTGGTTTATCTTCTTCATTAAAAGTAGCAGGTTCATTTGTTAGTGCTTCACTAGTAGGTTTTTCCAAGGATTTATCCATTTCTTCTTCCCTCATCTTTCTTTCAATTTCACGAGTATAATTCTCGATAGTCCTTTCCATCTCTTCATATGTCTTAAAGTCTTCATCAGACATTAGACCATTTTCATCTTTCTTAGATTCAGCAAATGCCTTTGCCTCATCCCAAGCTTTAGTTCTCTTTTCTAAAAGTTCTTTAATGTTCATATCTTTACCTCCAAGTATTTTTAATTTTGTTTAATCTTTCTTCTACCTCACTAATTGAGTGAGTCTTTACTTCTTTATTTATCTTTGTTAAGAGCGAGTTTGTAACTGCTCGCCTTGAAAAGACCATGTTAGTGACTTTTTCATCTTTTCTTTTGTCAGTGAGGGTTCCATCACAAAAGCCCATCTCAATAGCCTTGTTCTTATCAAACCAAGTCTCTCCATCCATTAGATTAGAAATCTCTTCTCTGGATAGACCTGTCTTAATCTCATAGGCATTGATGATTGATTCCTTAACTTCCTTTAACATATCTATGGCTTTTTGCATTTCTTTTGAGTCACCAATAGCTACAGTTAAGGGGTTATGAATCATCATTAATGAAGTAGGACTCATCAACACTTCAGTTCCTGCCATGGCAATAACCGATGCTGCTGATGCTGCAAGTCCATCAATCTTTATGGTCACATTTCCCTTGTGTTCTAAAAGCATGGTGTAAATTCTCGATGCTGCGATACAGTCTCCACCAGGAGAGTTGATCCACACAGTTATATCTCCACTTTTATTTTTTAATTCTTCAAAAAAGAGCCTTGGTGTGATTTCATCATCAAACCAAGACTCTTCTGCAATAACTCCATCTATATAGAGTTCATTTGAATCCTTTTTCCAATTCCAAAATATTTTATTTTTCTTCATTAGGATTTATTTCTTCTCCTTTCTGCTGATAAAAACTACCAGCTTTATCAAGTGGTAGCATATTTCCATTTACAAGGTATAAGTCACCACCTTCTTCAGCTGATATCCTATCTAAATTTTCTAATTCTCTTATGTCATTTGCACTCATCCAGCCATTCTGTCTTCCTACAGCATAACCATTCATTCTTGATTCATAGTCTCCTCTTAGAAGTCCGTCAAGGTTGAATTTAATAAAGTAGGATTCTTTTTCTTTTTTTGTTAGTAGTGCTCTTTCTAAGGATTGCTCCCAACGAACAATCCAAGGATCAAGGGTGTATTTAACAAATTCAAGTGACTGTTGTTCTATATTTGAAAATGACGATCTTTCCAAGTCACCAATCATATGTGGTGGTATTCTGAATATCCTTGCTATCTCATTTAACTGAAACTTTCTTGTTTCCAAAAATTGGGCTTCACTTGGCGCAATGGCTATCGGTTGATACTTCATCCCTTCTTCAAGTACAGCCACTTTGTTGGCGTTCTTAGGCCCTTGAAAGGCAGCATTCCAAGACTCTCTAACTCTTTCTGGGTCTTTGATAATACCTGGATGCTCTAAAACCCCACCTGGTTGTGCTCCATTTTGGAAGAATGACGCTCCATAATCTTCACATGCCATCGCCATTCCAATAGCATTTTTAGCCATTGTAATTGGCGAGTAACCAATAAGACCATCAAAACCAAGTCCAGGTATATGAAGGACATCTTCTTTTAAAAGATAAACTTCTTCTGATTTGTGATTGTATTTATAGAAGATTTCTCCATCTTCACTTCTCATAACAGTCATTTTATTTGGCATTAGTGGATAGAGGCCAATAACCTCATTTCTTCCATTACGAATTATCTGAGCATAGGCATTACCCCACAATAAAAGGTGGGTCATTAGTGTTTCTCTAAATACAAATGAAGTCATCTCAGTATTTGGTTCATCGTGTAAAAGAAAATATATGGCATGGTCTTTAGCTTTTTCCTTTGAGTTTGAATTACCTCTTTTATATAAATGGAGAGGAAGTCCTGCTAAAGTTTCAGCAAGAACTCTCACGCACGAATAAACTGCTGTCATTTGCATAGCAGTAAATTCGTTAACATTCCTGCCTGCTGTTGTTCTCCCAAATAAAAAAGACGATGAAGATATCCTCTCCCCGTCTTTAGGTTTGTCTCTCGACTTAAATATTAAATTTAAAATGTTTATATTACCACCTCCTTAAAAGTAAGCATAAGAAAAGCACCTACAGATGTAGATGTTTAACCTTTATTGTAATATTTGTTTGATTTAATCTTCTCTATATTTATAAATTCTATCGATAGTATCCATATCTGTATTCACAATGTATACGTAATTATGATTGTCTGAAACATAGTACTTATATGGTCTGAAAGGATTTCTTAAAAATAAATCAGATACATAAAGGTCATCGGTGTTGTCATTAAGATTTATAATTAGAATTTCCTCTAGCTGTTTAACTTGATCCAATGTAATACTCCTTTTAGAGATCTCTGTCTTACTGTATACTCTGCATTTATTTGGATTAGATGGATCTTCCCCATCCCATAAATATACAGACTGACATCTATCGCATTTCCAAAAGTAATCATTAAACAGTTCATAATCCTCATGAAAAACTATATCTTCAAGCTTTGGATTCTCTTGATTCAAATATTTTCTGTTAAAATCTTGCAATTCCTCTTTTGTGTAAACATCAAATACAATGCTACCATCATGATCTCTCAATATATTTCTGCAAATATAACATCCCATACCGGCCATATCGATTTCTCCTAGTTATTTATTATTAATAATTTAATACCCATTTTACTCTTAAATTACTATAAGTCCCCTGTCATCATAAACTGATTCACTTGTATCATTCCCACACCTTATAGCCCTATCAAGAGCCATGATTGTAGCAATAACTCCATCTATCTTTTCTGTGGATTTTTCCTTATCTGCCTTTATGTTCCCAGCAGGATCTGTGCGAATAAAAATATTGTCCATCATCCATCTAAGAACTGGATGACCTCCATGGGCTATTTTTCTTTCGAGAGTTAGTTTCATTAATTCTTTTGTTGGCGGAGACATATCTTTAAATCCTTGACCAAAGGGAACTACTGTAAAACCCATACCTTCTAAGTTTTGAACCATCTGAACAGCTCCCCACCTGTCAAAGGCAATTTCTCGTATGTTATATATCTCGCCTAAGTCTTCGATAAATTTTTCAATAAACCCATAGTGGACTACATTTCCTTCTGTTGTCATAATATAGCCTTGTTTTTTCCATAGGTCATAGTTTACATGGTCTCTTTTTACTCTTAGGTCGAGGTTATCTTCTGGTAACCAAAAGTAGGGTAATATTTGATATTTATCATCTTCGTCTATTGGAGGAAAGACTAAAACAAAAGCTGTAATATCCGTTGTGCTTGATAGGTCAAGACCACCATAACAGACTCTGCCCTTTAGTTCTTCTTCATTAACAGCAAAGTTACATAAATCCCATTTTTCCATAGGCATCCATCTAATTGCTTGTTTGACCCACTGATTTAATCTTAACTGCCTAAAGGCATTCTCTTCAGTTGGATTTTGCTTAGCCGATTCACAGGCTTGTCTTACTTTTTCTATTGGAACTGTAATTCCTAGAGAGGGATTTGCCTTATGCCATACTTTTTCATCTGTCCAATCATCTTCTCTGTCTGCTCCATAGATTACAGGATAGAAAGTTGGATCCGTTTTTCTTCCTTCAAGTATGTCGACTGCCTTTTGATGCGTTTCGTAGCAGATTGATTTCGTATCTGTTCCTGCAGTTGTAATAAGAAAATATAGAGGTTGGGTTCTTGCATCACCAGACCCTTTTGTCATAACATCAAATAATTTTCTATTGGGCTGAGTATGAAGCTCGTCAAAGACCACACCATGAATATTAAATCCGTGTTTAGAATAAGCCTCTGCAGATAAAACTTGATAGAAAGAATTGGTCGGCTTATATATCATTCTCTTTTGAGATGCTAGAATCTTTACTCTTTTAGATAAGGCTGGACTCATCCTTACCATATCAGCTGCAACATCAAAAACTATAGTTGCTTGCTGTCTATCGGCGGCACAACCATATACCTCTGCTCTTTCTTCTCCATCACCACAAGTAAGAAGGAGTGCTACAGCAGCTGCAAGTTCTGACTTTCCCATTTTCTTTGGTATTTCAATATATGCAGTATTGAATTGTCTGTATCCTGTATCTTTTACAATTCCGAATAAATCTCTTATGATTTCTTCTTGCCAACCAATAAGCTTGAAGTCTTTACCTGCCCATCTACCTTTTGTGTGTTTAAGACATTCTATAAATGTAACAGCATAGTCTGCTTTGTTTTTATCATATCGAGATGTAGGTAGCATAAATTTACTTGGTTTATATTTCATTTGACCTCCTTCCTTGAAAAATAGGCATAAAAAATACTAGCCGTTAGCTAGTTCACTACGAGAAAAAGAGCCTTCGCTCAATTTCTTGATTTCTAATTATTTTGTTTTCCTAGTTCATAAGCCTCTTTTAACATTTCTTTTAATGACCATACTGAAACTTCTAAAAAGTCTTCTGAATCATTGTTTCTTTTTTCTAAGTCTCCTCTTTCTTCTATTGCATAGGAATGTTTCTTGGCAATTCCTAAAAGTGCTTTATCCCTTTTTTCATTAATTCTTTTGGTGGCCTCTAAAAAGCATTGCCTTTTCGATTCTTGGTTTGTCATTTATCTCACTCCTCTTTTCTTATTTTTTTGGAGATTGTCTATAACGTCATCAAACCACTTTGCTCCAATCTCAAGCCTTATAATTGGAAGTCTTCCTAACTTGTTGTACTTTAAACTTACTATCCTTAAGTCTTCAGGAAGGTAGCTTTCGTAAAATTTGTTAATTGTTTTTCCCATTGTGATATAAATTGTGTCATCTTCAAGGTAGTCTTTTAAATAATCTTGGAAAGCCAAGTCTCCATTTTCTCCTTCATAAAGTCCAAGCATTGTAATTGCTGAAGAGTCGATTAACTCATTTAAATCTTCCTGTGTTTTCATGTATTTGTATGCCATATTTTTCTCCTTATCTTTTTTTGTATGTACATATAACCGTACTGTCAAAAATAAGTCAAGTTGATTAGGGGATATAATGGCTATTATTCAATCTTTATTCAATATCTTTTCTATTCTATCCACTCTGAAAATTACATTTAACATTGAACCATTATCCCATTTTACTAGGATTGATCCAATGGCATCCACCCCGTAAACCGTGCCTAAAGTTCCAACTGGAGGTGCTTGGTCATCTTCCATTTGGATTAGTTTTACTCTCGACCCTACTGGGTACGTCTTTTTTAATTTTTGTATAATTTCCCTTGAAATCATCTAATCACCTCTCATACATATATCACTTAATTCAAGATTTATATCAAGTCTTATTTGCTGTATTTATAAGTCTTTTGAAAATATATATAACGCATGGAAGAGCAATTCCATTGCCCCACATTTTATATTCTGCAGAATCAGTATGAGGATTTTTAAGCCATTTTAATATCTGCTTATCTGTTTTCTTCTTTTTAAGACCTTTTATTTCAGCATCCTTATCAAAAACTTCTCTCCAAAAGGACAAGTCTTCGTCTGTTGGACATTCTATTCCTAAGTTATCACACCAGTAATCTGGAAATCCTTGTAATCTTCCACATTCTTTTGGTGTTAGTCTTCTTACAAGTTTCTGATTTACAAGCGGTGGCTCTTTATAATCAGTGGCAACTAAAGAAGACGATATATTCTTATCTGCTTTTGTAAAATGAGAATTTTTACTCATGGTGTAGATGTCCTCTACTATTGCAACTCCACCTTGATTTCTTGTAGGAGTATTTCCAGATGTATCTATAGTCCTTGAAACATCACATTCATATATATTGTGTCTTTCATTTTTTGTATTTTCAGAAGTTTGTCTTATATCGTAGACTACAAATGGTTGGTTATTTCCACCTTGTCCTAAGTTTGATGCAAGTGTTTGTGTTTCTTTTAATGGTCCTTTATACCTTGAGTCTTGACTGTGATTTTCAAAAACGAATGGTGCAATTCCTCCACTTGCTCTCAAGGTTCCACTTTCATCAGAATAAAAGTCCATCCTTTCTCCACCTTGGTCATTTAAACAGATTGTTTTATTAAAGCCTTCTTTAATGGCTCTGGTATTTCTTTTTTCTTTCTCGCAGCCCTCTGAAGTATCCCCTGACAAGCTTTTTTGCTCAAATAATATTTCTCTGGAACTTCCTCCATCAAGATCTGCGACAAGGAAGATTCTTTTCCTTCGTTGGGGCACTCCGAAGTATTTAGCATCAAGGACTCTCCAAGCAAGGGAAAAATTATCTCCCAGGATTTCTCCTGCACTTTGCCATTTCGATGGTCGAGAAAGTTTAACTGTGGTATCTTTAATTCTTGTAATTTCTTCAAGGACACATCTAAAGTCTTCTCCTTTGTTTGATGAAAAGGCTCCTGGCACATTTTCCCACAGTAGGTATCTTGGATACTTACCATTAGTTTTACACCTCATTTCTTTTATAACTCTTATAGCCTCATAAAAAAGGTTGGATTTTTCTCCAACAAGTCCTACCCTTTTACCAGCAATAGATAAATCTTGGCAAGGACTGCCAAAGGAAATGATATCAACAGGTTCAATTCCAGACCCGTCTATATCGTTTATATCTCCTAAATGTTTAACTTGAGGTAGATTTTTCTGTGTAACTCTTATTGGAAAAGGCTCAACTTCTGATGCCCATATAGGTTTTATTTCACAAAAAATAGCAGCTAAAGGAAATCCTCCACTGCCGTCAAATAGTGAACCTAATCTTAGTTCTTTATTCATCTTTTACTACCTCTGAATAGCTATATTCCTTTCCATCTCTTAATAGGCTTACATCTTTATCACTGCCAACTGATTCAATAAATCTGTTTACAATGACATCTACAAATTTTTCATCAAGTTCTATCATCCTACAAATCCTATCAGTCTGTTCACAAGCTATTAGTGTACTTCCACTTCCACCAAATGGATCAAGTACAATGGCATTTGTCATTGACGAGTTTTTAATGGGATAAGATAAAAGTGGAATAGGTTTCATAGTAGGGTGGTCACCATTTTTTCTTGGTTTATCAAATTCCCAAATGGTAGACTCTTTCCTTCCAGTGTACCAGTTGTGTTTTCCTTTCTTCTTCCAGCCATAAAGAATTGGTTCATGTTGCCATTGATATGGACTTCTTCCAAGTACAAGGGACTGTTTCTTCCAAATACAAGTACCAGACAAATAAAAGCCAGCATCTTGAAATGCCTTTCTGAAATTAAGTCCTTCTGTATCAGCATGGAAAACATAAATAGAACCATCATCTGCGAGGAACTTTTCCATATTTAAAAAGGAGCTCAGTAAAAATTCGTAAAATTTACTTTGCTCCATATTGTCATTTTTAATTTTTCCAGCTGATCCTTCATAGTTTACATTGTATGGCGGGTCTGTGATGATAAGATTTGCTTTTGATTCTTTCATTAATTTCTCGTAAGTTGTCTCATCTGTAGAATCTCCACAAACAAGTTTGTGCTTACCTAATGTCCAAATATCTCCAGTCTTTGAAAAAGTAGGCTTTTTTAGTTCTTCTTCAACATCAAAGTCATCTTCTTCAGCCTCTACACCAAGGTCAAAAAGACTTGATAACTCATCTGGTGAAAAACCAGTAAGTTCTACATTAAAACCATAATCTTCTAAGGATTCAATTTCTACTCTCAATAGTTCTTCATCCCAACCAGCATCAAGACTTAGCTTATTATCAGCAAGTACATATGCTTTCCTTTTTGCCTCTGTAAGATAATTTTCTAATATGCAAGGTACTTTTTTAAGTCCAAGTTTCTTAGCTGCAAGAAGTCTGCAATGCCCAGCTGTGATTACATTGTCATCTGAAATTAGGATTGGGTTTAAAAATCCAAATTCTTTTATTGATGCAGCTACCTTATTTATTTGTTCGTCAGTATGTGTTCTAGCATTATTAATATATGGGATGAGTTCATCTACATTTTTTAATTCATATTGTAATAGTCCTTCTTTCATCAGATGAGCCCCCACTTTGCAAATTCCTCAAAACCACCAATAGAATTAATGGAGTTTCTAGCAATTTCTACAATTTCTGAATATGGTCTACCATCAACAGTTTCATCTCCAATTGCACAGAATAATTCAATCTCTCTTTTTTCCTCTTGTGCCTTTAGGTGGGCATAAATATTAACTGATACATCAGCCTTGGATAGGTCTTTACCATGAAGACCCCCACCAGTTACTGCTCGTCCCATATCAGATCCGAGTTTTCTATTAGTTGCTCCAGTATCAACATTAAACCCTCCAGTCCAATCTCCTAATGGATTTACAATTGCTCTTGGATAAATTGATTTTAAAATTTCCGTAGACACATTAGACTGGCAAATAATAAGTTTATCTCTATCGAGAATATATTTCCCATCATATGGGTAGTTCCTATAAATTTCTCTGGCTATAGTTGAGAGTTTCTTTTCTTCTTCAGATGTAGGCACTCCTTTAAATATTCCATTATCCCCACATCTAATCTTTTCTTTTTGATTGTTCGATAAGTGAATGTCTTGCTCTACAATTTTTACATCGGCTTTTACTTCTCCTGCTATTCTATTAATAGCTGATTTGATTTCTTCAACATCTAACTTGCAGTCCGTTTCAATAATCACATGGCAATCACCATGACCAAGCAAAACCTCGACTGCAATTTTAGGGTTCTCCTTTTCTTTATATGCTAAATCTACAATTGCACCTGCAATACAATCTGCTTGTTTGTCAGGGTGCTTTGGATTTACTTTTTCAAACATTTAATCACCTTACTTTCTACTCCTTAGTAATTTTTCCATCATATCTTCCCCATAGTCTTCATAAACTTCCGTGCAATTTTCTTTAACTATGTCATAAATCTCGTACCATAAAAGGTTGGCTGTCTTTTGAAACTGGCTAGACATCTGTACAAAAGGGGATGCGATAACCCCTCCTGTAGTAGGATGCTTGCCTAATAGTCCAAATTGACTTATTGCTTCTTCACATTGAATATATCTTGCAAAAGCCTGGGAGTAGGATTCTAATAATCTTGGATTTACTAAGTTTTCACAGTTTCTCTGTTTTAACCAACCCCATGTCTCTTTATATATTTCATCAGCACCGAGTGGTATTCCATTCTTTTGCTTTGCAGATAGATAGTCACTAGGTGTTGGCATATCTGTTCCATCAAGAACTGCCCCATCTGGTAAGTCAACTGCATCTATTTCTTCTGGAGTAAATGTTGGAATATCATTCATTAGTATTTCTACTTTTTTACCTTTTTCTATTTTTTCAGCAGCAGGCTGTGGTTTCCCTCCTGCTTTTACTCTTCTTCCACCTCTGTATGTTCCGTCTTTAGCGATAGTATCACCTCCTAGTTTATTATTTTCTTTAATAGGGCCTTTGAACCCGTTTTTTTGTGCGTGAGAGGGCGGCACCGTTGGTAGGGAAATCAGTCCTAGAGATTGTTACCGCCCCTCACCACCTAACAAATATCTTTTTCCCATGTTCTGCCTCTAGTTATATCTGATACATGCCTTTGACTTATATCAAACCAAGTTGCTAATTCTTTTTGCTTATATCCAAACTTATATAGCTAACGAATTTGAAAAACTTGTTTTAACTTAAGTTTAGAACCATTGGCATTTTCTCCGTGTCTTAAGAAAGCTGCTGTACCATGTTTAATTGAGTCCAGCATGTTTTCTTGCTGAGTTCCCCACTCCAAATTCACTACTCTGTTATCTAAGCGATCCCCATTCAAATGTCTACATACATAGTTGTCAGGTCTATATCCTTTGAATGCTTGTAATACTAATTTATGAACTGGTTCTTTGTGCCTTCTTACTGGGGAGTTGTTGTCCCTTACAATTACATGTAAATAGTCTTTATGAATTCTTTGACTGATCTTTACTTCTACACCACTTCTCATAGAATAAATATTTCCATATTCATCAGCATAGTAACCTGGATAAGAGGGTATTGGTTTCTTAACTATTTTCATTCCATCTATCTCCCATCTCTGCATGAATCTTTGAGTGACAAGATTTACAAAGACTCATAAGATTATCTTCATCATTAGTTCCACCACGAGAAAGAGGAAGTATGTGATGTACTTCCTCTACCTTTGTCATTCTATTTTCTTTTAAACACATTTCACAAAGTGGATGCTCTGCTACATATCTTTTTCTTATAATTCTCCATGCTTTTCCATAACGCTTATGAGTGTTAGGATCTCGTTTATATTTTTCATAGTTTTTATTGTATTCTTTTTCATGCTTCTTACAGAATCGTCCATCAACTAACTCTGGACAACCTGGATGTGAACATGGTCTCTTAGGTTTTCTTGGCACTTTATCACTCCATAAAGAAAGCCTTGAAGGTGAAATCTCCAAGGCTCTTTTAATTATTCTTTTGCTATTCTAACTATACTACAACTACTTACTCTCATTCTATCAACTTTACTCTCCACTTGACTTTTTCATTAGAAGAAAATATAATTTAGTTAGAAAGTATGAATTTCTAACTAAGGAGGTTTTTTATGTTAGTTGAATTAAAAGCTAAATCACAAGTTACCATCCCAAAAGACATAGTAAACTCTATGGAATTAAACCAAGGTGATCAATTTGAAGTCATAGAAGATAACGGAAAAATTGTACTTGTTCCAGTAGCAATCTATCCAGAACACGTCATAAAAAATTTAAAAGCTGAAGTAAAAGAAATTAAAGAATCTATAAAAAATGGAGAAAGGCCAATCTTTGATTCTATCGACTCTCTATTCGAGGAGTTAGACAAGTAATGTCCTATAAAATTACTTATTCGAAAGCCTTTAAAAAACATTACAAAAAACTATCTGATACTGAAAAGAAACAAACGAAAAAGAAGCTTAAATTTTTCGTAGAAAATCCTACCCATCCATCTTTAAGAACTAAGAAAATACAAGGTACAGATGGAATATGGGAGTCTTCCGTTAACATGGATATTCGCATTATTTGGTTCTATGAAAATAATGAGCTGATATTCCTTTTAGATATTGGACACCATGATATTCTGGACAAGTTTTAAAATTGGTACTATAATAAAAATACGAATTGAAAACGAAAGTTTTTCGGGTGATGCATTTATGCGTCACCCGATTTTTTTATATCTCTATATTTTTCAAAGCCTTACTATGAAGTCTAAAGATATGCTGAATTGAGTAATTCATCTCAACTGCTATCTTCTCCCAAGATTCAAAACAAAGATATCTTTTTTCTAAAACCACTTGAAGTTCTTTATCTTCAATCTTTTTTATTGTTCTTACGATTTCTTTTTTCAAGTCTACCAACTTATCTATATCCCTATTAATTTCTTCTTGAAGATCTACAATCTTAACAATAGTATCCTCAAGTTTTGATGATCCTCTATTAGGATTCTTAGGCATATCCGATAAGGTCGATGTAGCTTTTGTAGCTAGTGCATTTAAACTTTCAACTTGCTCCAGCTTGCTATTAATTCTCTTATCTAAATAAAAAGCTTGTTTTAAATATTCTTTTACGTTCATTTCTTACCTCCATAATTTTTTGAGGTAAGTTCTCCATAGAACTCCTGCTCGTATATTAAGCTTATCAAATGTTCTTAGTGACATTCTATGACATTAACTCTCCAGATTTGCTTTCACTGCATCAATAAGTGCAGCTTGTGTTTTATTCTTATTTTCTAATGCTTTCATCACATCTTCATCAATAGTTCCTTTTGCTAGGATATGATGAATCACAACTGTTTCTTTCTGCCCTTGCCTATAAAGTCTGGCATTGGTTTGTTCATAAAGTTCTAAAGACCAAGTAAGAGAAAACCAAATAAGTGTTGATCCTCCCGCTTGTAAGTTAAGTCCATGGCCAGCAGATGCTGGATGGATAATGGCTACTGGAATTTTACCTTGATTCCATTCTTTAAAGTCCTCACTTGTTTTAAGTTCTCTTAGATCAAACCTATCTTTTATTCTTTTTAAATCTGACTTATACCAATAAGCAATAAGAACAGGTTTACCATTTGCGCCTTCTATTAAATCTTCCAAGGCATCAAGCTTTCTATCATGAATATGAATCATATTTTTATCTTCATCATAAACAGAACCTGACGCCATTTGAAGTAACTTATTAGAAAGTGCAGCAGCATTAACTGCATCTATATCTTTATCCTTAATACTAACAACCAAGTCTTTTTTTAAGGTCTCGTAGATATCTCTTTCTTTATCTGATAGATTTACAAAAACTTCATTGTTTATCTTCTCTGGCATTTTTAGATAGTCTTCAGCTTTCATAGAAACTGTGATATCTGATATCTTTTCATAGATTGCATCTTCAGCAAAAGGAAGTGGCTTATAGGAATAAATGATTGGTCCGTTTCTCTTATCTGGTTTGAAGTATATTTCCCTGTACTGACCAATAAATCTTCCAAGTCTTTGACCCATATCAAGCAGTCTAAACTCAGCCCATAAATCCATTAGTCCGTTAGATGATGGAGTTCCAGTAAGACCAACTATTCTTTTTACCTTTGGTCTAACTTTCATCAAGGCTTTAAACCTCTTTGACCTATGAGATTTAAAAGATGATAATTCATCAATTACAATCATATCGTAGTTAAATGTTAGTTCACTTTTATTTATTAGCCAGTCTACATTTTCCCTATTGATTAGATAAATGTCTGCTTGTTTATTTAATGCTTTTATTCTTTCTTTTTCACTTCCTATTGCTACTGAATATTCTAAGATATCAAGGTGAGACCATTTTTCTATTTCCTCCTTCCAGGTATCTCTGGCAACTCTTAATGGTGCTACAATTAAAACTTTAGAAATTTCAAAAGAATCAAAGAGTAAGTCTTTTATAGCTGTTAGGCTTATAACAGTCTTACCGAGACCCATGTCCAGTAGAAGTGCTGATTCTTTATTTTCTTTTATAAACTCAGTAGCATAGTTTTGATATTTATGTGGAGTGTATTCCAATTAGTCACCTCCGATTCTATTTATTATTTCATCAATGTTTTCTTTTGAGTCAAGAACATAAACCTTAAAACCTAAGTTTTTAAATTGCCTTATTCTCCTTTTCTGAATTGGTCTTGGTTCTCCTCCAGGTCTTTTTGTTTCCACAAATCCTATCTTTCCTTTAGGTAGAAGTATTATCCTATCTGGTATTCCCGTCATTGAAGGAGATGTAAATTTAAGACAAAGACCACCATGGGGTTTTACCTTGTCGACTAAGGCTTTTTCTATTTCATTTTCTAACATATAAACCTCTATTTTTAGCCATTGTGCAAGTCGTGAAACTCTATTATATAACCTTTATATATAACTAAAATTTAATTTACTTACTATATAATAGTTATATATATGACATTCACGACCTGCACTTCTTGTATTTTTACACAAAATCTGACTTTAATTTAAGTCCATTAATCACAATTCCTTGATTAGTTTTTCTCCTCATAAATCCATTGGATGAAAGAGCAGAATAAAAATCTGTTGTAGACCTTACATAATCTCCAGTTCTTAAACAATAGGCTCTATATTCTTGATAGACTTCTCCAGACTTTTCTTCATAGGATGAATCAATCTCACAGCACTCATTTAAGAAATGCTTGAACCAGTTATTCGATTCTTTATATTCATTGATGGCATCTGCTACTTTTTTAGGTAGGCTGAATTTAAAATCTTCATCAATAGCCTTTTTAGCACCCTCGATTAACCACTTGAGAACTGCTCCCCCAGCCTTATCTACTAAATAATCAGTGTAGTTTTTAATATCACTACTGCCCTCTATCTTTGCCTCAAATGGAATTACAATGAGTCTTCTCCAGGTTCCTTCATCTAAGGCACCCACCTTTGGTAGGTGGTTAGTATATAGGACAAGGGTATGAGAAGGTATGAACTTGAATGGATCTCGATATTTTTTCTCTGCTACAATCTCATCTGTAGAACAAAGCTGTTTAACATTTGAAGTATTTAACCTTAATCCTTCTTGAAGTTCAGCTGCAATTAAAAGCCTTTTACCTCTTGTTTCAGCAAGTTCTGGCTTGGCATTTCTCTTAGAATTAACTGTAAGAATATCTGCTGAGATTGACCCACTATATAGATTAAGAACTCTTGAGATAGTATTCCAAAAGGTAGACTTTCCATTTCTTCCATCACCATAAGCTATAATGAGAGCCTCAATATATACTTTTCCAATAAGAGAAATTCCTGCTACTTTCTGAACGTATTCTATAAGTTCACTATCTTTTACAAAAAATGTCTCTAAGGCATCAAGCCATATATCCATATTTTCATCACTTGGATCTACAGATGTTTCTTTTGTTATATAGTCTTCTGCCTTATGGTCTCTACACTCTCCAGTTTTCAAATCTACTGTAAAAGATGGTGTATTAAGCAAGAACTCATCCGTATCAAGTTCTCTTTGGTCTATTTCTAACATTGGCTTTGATTCTTTTAAAGTTGCATGAATAGCTCTGGTGTCCCCTCGTTTTACTGCATATTTCTTATATGCCTCAAGCGAAGTTAATTTATAGTATATGGATTTTTGACTTTTATCAAAAACCTCCATTGCTTTTTTCTCACTCATTGAAGACATGATATCTCTAATTCCCGATTTCTTAATATCTTCATCCATTTTTAAGAGTTCATTGTCTATTTCCTCTATCTGTTTTAACACTAAATCTTGAGAATATCCTTGTGCTTTTAGTTCAGATTCCTCCCAGTAAGAGTCGTTGTAAACAAGAAAACCTGTAGAAGGAGAAAAACGAATTCTATCTTGGTATTCTCTTACAAAAACTTCTGCTTGACCTATGTCTGAAAATTCAGAAGGCCTTAAATTTATGCCTTCAGTGTATTCTTCAGGTGGAACATAATCTTCACTTGCAGCTACCTTTTTATAGAATTTGCAAGCAGACCTCCATATTTGTTCTAGTTCATCATCTGGAAGTGGTGGTGAGCAAAGACTGGCTTTTTTATCAAATAGTTCTCTCGCCTCATTTGTATTTCCATATCGAATTAGAACCCTACCAGCGAAATGATTCACAGTTGAATTTCTAGAGCCTTGCTGAATCAAGTCTTGAGAATTATCAAAATCCTCAAAGTCATCTTTTAGGGTTTCTGTTACATATTTTCTTCCCCTAACTATTTCAACAGCAGGATTCTTAACTCCAAAGAAAAACCTCGCTCCATCTAAGGCATTTCCATCAAAGAAAGTATAAGTCTCTGCCAACCTTTCTTTTAATTCTACATAGTCATCAAGATTTGTAATCTTAGGTATTGGAAAATATATGTGCATTCTTGGTCTTGCAGCTTTTCCATTTTTTTCTTTTCTATGGTTTCTGCTGTAAACTATAGCAAATTTAACTCCATCAAATATTCTCTTTAAATCGTTAGTTGAAATCCAATCATCTGGATTTTCTGAATGGTCATTATCTATATCCATGGGAACACATTCTGACTCTATAAAATTATCGTTGGATCGATAGGAATTTTTATACTTAGCCATTACATGGTCAAAACTCGCAGCTTTCTCAAAAGACCTAACATCTACTGCATTGACCTCATTTGGATAAACACAGTTTGACTCCACTTCTATTAAATTTGAGGTGTATATTTTCAATTAGGATACCTCCTTTATATAGCGAATCTTCATTTTTCTCTTCTCAGCAACTCTTATTTCTTCAGCCATTCCTAGACTTATATAGTCACCAAAGACCCATACTTCTTCACATTTACCAAGAAGGACATAATTAAAATGCATGGCAAGTCTTCTCTCACTTTCATCACTCATAAACTGAGGAAATAGAAGATGTGGTGCTATGGGAATGTTTCCTTTATCTAAGGCATATCGAGAATACTTCTGTGCCTTGATTACATTATTTTCAACATCTCCAGAAAATGGACTGCAGATATATACCAAAGGATAGTACTTCTTCTCTGCATTTTTAATTGCTTGATAAGGAGTGGGATCCTTGCACCCACTCCTGTTGTATAGTTCCTTATTCATAAATATCCCTCATTGTTTCACTACAAGTATTACAGCAAACTTGAGTAGAAAATAAATCGCCATCTTCCAATACTTTATTTAATTCTACTCGAACTTCTTTTCCGCACTTTGGACAGGTGCAAAAGACATTCTCATCATTTATTTCAATGCTTATTTCCATAGAATCATTGATTTTTTCTTTCACATAAAACATTTTGTACCTCCATTAATCTTTCTTATAAAATTCACTTTCAAATCCATCTGCATCTAAGATAAGTCCAGGTGCCCAGCTAGGAACTAAGGACATGATTTCATTTATCTCTTCGATACTAGATGAATCGCTTTCTATAACAACCTCATCATGGATATGCATGACGATATTAAATCCTTTTTTCTCAAGTCTCATCATAGCCTCTGCTAAAATATCTCTGGCTATTGCTTGAACTATATTTTCTACAAATTTTCCTCCGTAGGATTCTATCTTGTCCCATTTATTTCCTACTACGATTCCCTCATAGACTATTGACTCTCCACCAAATCGATTCATACCTATTTTTGCTTTTGGATAAGCAAGTCTTCTTTTTGAAGGAAGTTCTATAAAGAGAATGCCTTTTTCATAGCTAATAACTAAGTTCTTGTATTCTTCTTTACTTCTAGTCTTTACAACCCTTTTTACGACTGAATCTATGTCCCACCAAAGACTCACTATATTTGGATTAGCCTCTCGCCAGGAATCAACTATTGATTGAAGTTCATCTTCAGATAGCCCCATTTCTATAGCACCCATAGCCTTAAGCGCTCCCACAGAGCCACCATAACCACAAGCAAGCGTTGCTACCTTACCTTTTTGTCTTAAGTCTCCATTTACTCCATGTTTTACAACAGGCACACCAAACATCTGACTTGCTGTAGAGCAGTAGATATCTTCTCCATTTTTAAAGGCATTAAGCACCCAGTCTTCTCCCGCAAGCCAAGCTAGAACTCTTGCTTCAATTGCTGAAAAATCGGAAACTATAAATCGGCATCCCTCTTTTGGAATAAAGGCTGTTCTTATCAGTTGGGATAACACATCGGATGGTGAGTCATAAAGCATTTCTAAGCTTTCGTATTCTTTATTTCTTACAAGACTTCTTGCAAGGTCTAAATCTTGTAGGTTATTTCTCCTCAAATTTTGTACCTGGATAAGACGTCCTGAATTTCCTGTAACCCATACTCTTCCATTTCTCCTCACTAAAAAGAAACCTGTTGGAGTCATAGCACAGTAGACCATTCCCGTATAGTCTATTTTCTTTGCTTTTCTTTGTATTTGATGTGCGTTTTTAGGTCTTAACCAAATGTCTAATATATATGCATCTTGCCAATTGTTATGAACTTGCGATCTTTTCTTTATACTCATTTGACATGCTCTACCACTTAGATGAGCAAAGGCCTGTATTATATCTGCATTTTTCCTATTTACTGTAGAATACTGAATGCTGTTTTTAGCACTTTGATATCCGTCCCAATGAACAAGTTCATCAAAGAACACGTCTGCACTTTCATCAAATAGCCATGTGTCAAATGTTTTGTTTTCAAACATTCTAAGCCACAAAGGTAGGTGTCTAGAGTAGATAGTAAAAACATATCTTTTCTTTGACTTATCCATGTATTCTTTCAAATTAAAGCAAATTTCTGCTTTTCTCAAAAGACTTTTACATCTTTCAACTTTTCTAAGTTTTGAAAAAGAAAGTTTTATATTTCCTTCTGCAGTATAATGTCCATCCGCTTGAATCATAATAAGAACTCTAAGCTGAATATGATCTAAATTTGACTGAACTTGTCTATATCCAGTAAATGGAATAGCTGGATGTGCATAATTTAGCATCTCGGATATTTCTCCAACTCTCCACTCACTCTTATAATGATTTTTAAAATACATCTTGTGTTCAGTTGTGCTTATTTGAGATATTCTTTTATCTTCATAGAAAACCATTTGTCCACTGAATGGAAACTTAACCATTTCAGACTTTTGAAAAGATATTTTTTCTCCTATGGTATTCCAACAAGCAATGTTCCCTCCATTCCATTTATCAAGTCTAACCCAGCCTTTATCAGTTAAAACTTCGTGATCTCCAGTTAAACAATATCTTCCTGTACGATTTGCCCCATAAAATTGAAGGAGCCCTCTCACACGTTTGTCATTTCCTTTTACATTTTTCATAGCATCATATTTTCTAACTGAAGACTTAGATAATTCCTGTCTAAGTTCCAAGACTTCTTTAATATCTCCTTCAGCGTTTTTAAGAGCAGACTCTACATCCTTTTTAGCTAAGGAATCTATCTCTAAGCCTTTCTCATTTAGCCATTCTTTTAACTGCATGGGAGAATTTGGATTCTCAAGACCAGTTAATTCTATGGCTCTATCCATGTTTTCTTCTCGTAAGATTTCATCAAATTTAATCGCCGAATCAACTAAAACTTCATCAATTAAAATTCCTCTATCATTGATGTTTTGGTCTACCCAGTAGTTTTCCCATTCTGATTGAGGCATAGGAAAGGCTGATAGTTTTTTCTTTATCTCCATTTCTGTTTCCACATCTCTTTGGTTATATTCTTTAAAGGTAGACCACTTTTCTAAATCATGATGTGGTAGATTTCTTGTCCTCATACCATTGGTCTTAGTAGGCTTACAAGGAATAGAAAAATATCTTATAAGAGCCTTGCCTTCATTCATCTTTTGCTTATCTAGTTTTAAAACTTCTCCTACTTTTTCAAGGGATAGAGGTAGACCAAGATAGGCTGACCAAATCATAGTGCAATACCAACCTTGAGGTTTTAGTCTCTTACCTAAAAACCTAGATAGACACACTCTTTCAAAGCTTGCGTTAAAGGCCCACTTTTCTATACTTTTATCACTAAGTGCTGATAATATTTCTTCAGGAATAATCTCTCCATTTGATAAATCTATTACCTTAACTCCTCCATCATCAATAGAATAGGCAAAGAGGAGGATTTCAAAATCCTCACTCTCGGCATATTTATATACACCGCTTTTGCCTAAATCAACTGAAGAATAGGTCTCAAGATCTATGGACAATTTCTTCATAGCTGTCACTAAGCTTTGTTAATTCTGCTAAATTATTTTTTCTATCTTCTTTTATTTGTTTTTCTATTTTTCTGATATCTCTATCTAGTTCTTTTAGCTGAGCTTGTAAAAATCCAAGCTTATACCATAAAAAGGACCAAATAGCTAAAACTATTGCTGTAATTAAATAGTCCATTTCTACCTCCTATGCTAAGAAATCTTCATCATCGTCCATAGCATCGAAGTCATCTGCTGCATTAGACCTATTTCCTAGAGGTTGACCATCTCTTAGCTTTTGAATATTCCCTAGCCCAACCGCTACGCCCTTATTACCATTAACATTGTAGGCATAGAAGTTTAGTGATACCCTTGCATAAACTCCTGAGTAAACTTCACTTCTATCAAGAATAGGCTCTACGTTTCTATCTACAATTTGAGGTGCTGTCATAGAGTTGGCATTTAAGAAGTATGCATCTGCATAAGCCTCATCATCTTTTTCTGTGTCACCATCTCTTAATGGAAGTTTGATAGACTTCTTATTTGGTTTCTTTCCATTAAATTTAGAAAGCCCTTCATCAATAGCAGCATCCACTGCTTTTTCAATTTTTTCGATTGTCTTTTGATCACTCTTTGGGATGATAATGGATACTGAGTATCTTTCCTTACCACCATTGATTGACTTTGGTTCCCAAACATTCGCATAGCTTAATCTAACTTCACCTGTAATTACTTTTGTTTTATTGATATTTGACATATTATTTACCTCCGAATTCTTCTTTAACATTGTCAATTTTTACTTCTTCTCGTTTGTCTCTAACGCTTACTAAGGTTAACTTTCCTTTTGGTTTTTCTAATAAGTCGGTGATATTTTCATCAAAGACTTTCTTTCCTAATAACTTAGTCATAGCTGTGATGCCAAGTAACTTCTCTTCAAAGGGGTTAAATCCCAGTTCTCTTACTTTCTTAACTACTTCATCTTCATCTCTGTATCTTCGATTAGACCTACCCTCAACCAGTTTTAGGTCCTTCCACCTATGGCCCCTCATTGCTCTTTCTAAAGCATAGGCCTTGATGTCTTTGACCCATTGTTCCAGTTGGTCTAGTTTTGGTAAGATCTCTTCAATTTCATCGTCAGATAGTTCTGGTGGTAGGATGAATTCTTCTTGTGCCAGTTTTAGATTTTCTTCCGCCCTTTTCCTGCATCTGTTATTTGCTTTGCAGAAGATGCACCATTCTCCACATAAGAATTCCCCTTCACCTTTATATGCTTTCTCAGCAATCTCTCGTACAGATTCTCCCCACTTATAAAGTTCTGTCTTTTTAATTTCATAAGTTGATATGTTACATCTTCTTGGTTGATAGATGTGAAGTATTACATTTTCGATATCATAAATTCCATCAAAGAGAATTAGAGCACCAAGCCCATATAACATGAGTTGTGAATTCTCTTTAGCGTCTACCAAAACTCCCTGACCATACTTTAAGTCAATTACATGAAGTTCTTTTCCTCCAACAACTACACAGTCAGCTGTGCCAAATGACTCTTTAACATAATCTGATAGATCGAGTCTTTCTTCTACAAAGACGGCTGGGCTTTCGTACCTACTTATTACTTCTGTCACATATGAAGCATATCCCTCAGTTAGCTCATCCATTTCCTCATCATAAAAATCTAAATCCTCTGTTGGTTCTTTAATATCTAAACCTAATAACTTCTTTAGTTTATATTCTGCTAAGGCATGAGCTGAGGTACCTTCAAGTGCATAAGGACTAACCTCATCTTCATATTTTTGAGAAAGCCTAACGCTTGGTGGGCAGTGAATCCATCTATTAGAAGATGATGCTGATAAAATAGCATGAGCACCCATTACAACTTCTCCACATCTGCTACCAAGCCTTTATAGTTACTTGGTTCAATCTCAGATAACTTTTTAGCTCCATACTTTTCTAAGAGTTTTCTTATCTTTGCTGTATGACCTAATCTTGATTTGTCGGCTAGTATCTTTCTAACATCTTCAATCTCATAGGTCTTTTCTTCTTGTTTTGCCTTCTCTTCTTTAGGTAGTTCCTCATCACTTTCTAAAGCTGTGAGAAGAACACCTATACTAGATGCAAGATTCTCTGCATCTTCTTTGATTTCCATTAGTAGCTTTATTCTTGACACTTTTTTCTCCTTTCTCTGGTTGCATTAATTCCATAGCTATCTTCTTGGCAACAATTGAGATGGCTATTAAACTTTCTGCCATCTGTTCGTTTTTTACTAAGTCCACTTTGTTCCTCCTTTCATACTCCTTGGGACATTCACTAAATTTTTGAGTAAGATTTCTCCTCTCATACTCCTTAGGACATCCTGTTTGTATTTGAGTAAGACTTCTTCCCTCATATTCCTTAGGACATCTAGTAAGTTTTTGAGTAATTATTTTTTCCAAGGTCTCAATTTCTCTTGAATCTTTGGTAAATGCTTATTTTTGATGTTATTAACTGTTTTTTGGGATATTCCTACTACTTCTGCGACTTCTCTTTCTTTCATTTCGTAGAGAAAGAGTAGTTTTAGAACTTTTTTATCTCTTTCAGAAAATTCACTAATGACTTCTAAGAATGCTTCTTCTAGAAGTTTGTACGTTACTATGTCCTCAGTATTTTTAACGCTAGTTACTTCAAAGTCGTATTCCTCTTCAGCAACATCAAGGGATAAGGGAAGACCATATTCTTTTGTTTCGACAAAGCCTGTTTCTAAACTTCCTGCTTGGACATAGTTTCCATTTTTCTCAGTCGCTGTTTTAATTCTGTCTTTATCCTGTAGTTCTTCTAAATTCTTGTAGGCTCTTTGTATTCTCTTCTTTTCTCTCCAGATTGGTTTCATATATTCTTTGTAGACTTCTTCACTAACTTCGATTTCTTTGCCATTTATTTCTAAATATCTTTTCTTTGCCATCTTTTGCCTCCTTGCAAAATCTCTAGATCCGCAAGAAGGCCATCCGTAAAAACAAAAAAAGACGGCAATAGAAAACCATGGTTTGGTTTTCCGACTGCCGTCTAGCGTTCTTGCGGATATCTTTTACTTATTTAAAATTTTAATTTCGCCTTTAACTACATAGGCTATGGTTGTACTTTTACCTCGTCTGATAGTTAGCTTTTTCTTGTCTTCACTAATATCACAGACTCTTTTTCCTTCTTTGTTTCTTATTTCTATAGGATCACCTCCTTAATATAAAAATAGCCAGATGAGTTTCCTTTTGAATACTCATCCGGCTATTTGATAGTTACATTTACTTCTTTGCTCGGTATGGTTTTTTCTTATTTTTGTTTGATATTTCCAGTGTTGAGATTTTCCCACAGTGTGGACATTTTGCTGCTATCTCTATTTTCTCTAAAGGAATTCTTGATACATCAAAAAATCTCTTTTTACAGACTGGACATGCCATTTGTTCCATAATACCTCCTTATCTTTTCTTGTTAGCTTCTTTGCTAATTTCTTTCTTAAAAAAATATAGCTAAGCTATATTTTAAAAACTAAATTCGTTATATAGTTCTTTTGTTAATTCAAAGTCATTAGGTGCATAGCCTAATACTTTTAATCGAACTAATGCTGCTGTTTTTGATACTTGGAATTGCTCTGATACTTTCATGATGAAATCAAATAGATAAGTCTCATCCTTAATATGCTTATCATAACCCAGATAGTATAAATACTTTCTGATCGCTTTTTTATTCATCAAAAGACAAGAAGCAAATGTATTCGCCTGCCATTCTATTGTATCCATAAATCCCCAGCCTTTATTTTTCTTTTTATTAACATCGCCAGTTCGACAAGCTAGCGAAGCAGGCTTTTCTTCTTCATTAAAAAAAGATAGTTGGTTTGGATCTCTATAGAATACACACGGATGAATTACACCATGTCCACATTCATGAGCTAGGGTAAATCTTCTAAATCCTTTATCTCTCGGATTGTCTAATTGCTTATCTATTAGAATAGTATTGGCTCTATCTGTAAGATATTCTAGTTCCCATTGTCCAGTTTCAATATTTGGCATTAGGCTTTTCATTGTTCGTATTACTTGGTCATCATTAAAGACCATCATCCCTGCATAGCATCCGTTATGAGATAAGTAGGCATATTCAACATTAAACCCTAAATCAAATTCTGCCAGTCCCTCAATATCTACTGCTTCAAAATTTTCAATTGCAGAAGGACAATATTTATTAAGAATATTCTCGGTCAGTGATTCAATTTGATCTAAAGTGATAAATGGAGCACCTGTACTTGATTTGTTGAAGTTATATTGATACAT